CAGTTCCTTGATTGTTCTTAAGTACGATGAGATCATCAAACTGATGATGCCAAATAGGATAAAAAACTGTCGCACTCGCATTACGGATACCTCCTTGACTGCAACTACGTAGGTCGCCAAACCATTTCTTAAGGAAGGGGATCATGCCAGTGTGCATGATTTCCCCGCCTCGTATAGGACTCCCCAGAGGGCGCAAACGACCTATCTCTAAACCAATGCCAGCACGTTTACTGGCATACTTAGCCATCATTTCACCAGAGGCAAAAATGGAATCCAAATCATCATCACTACGAATAAGAACGCAAGAACTAAATTGTTTAGTAGGAGTTCCAAGACCAGCCAGAACGGGAGTAGCAAGAGTAAACAGGCCATCTGAAGCACAGTTATAATACTCTTTGATATAACGCATACGACTTGTGTTAGGTTCTTCTTTGTGGAACACAGTAGCGGCTGCCACCATGTATCTAATTTGTGGAGTTTCATAAGTTTCCTTTGTGGCACGGTTTTTAACAAGGTACTTCTCAATTAACTGCTCAATGGCTGCGTAACTATATTCTTCATCCTTAGAATGATCCAGCATGTCATTCATCTTGTTCCAGTCATCTTCTGTATACCATTCCAGTAGCTCTGGAGTATACAAACCTACTTCAACATTCTTCTTAACAATCGTGTAGAGGTGGGGAACTTCGTATTGTCCATATACGTCCTTACGCAACATTGACAGTCGTTGCTTGCCTGCTACATATTGATAGTTAGTATGACCTACGTCTGGATTCTGTTCTACATCAATTAGGTCTACAATGGCACGTAACGTAATGCCATCAATGTCATCAGTGGTGATGCCATCATAGAAATGTAACTGTGCTTTGATTTCGATCATTGACTGACTGACGTCAGCAATTCCTTGACACACTTTTGCTACCTGTGCCTGCCACTTTTCGATCATTAGTGGCTCTTTCGCTCCGCTTCTTTTAATAACTGTGATTGTCATCTACGCCTCAATTCTTATAATTTTCTTAGTCTGATATTTAGTACTTTTACTGCTTTGACCATATCAGGCTGGTTTTAATTTCTGGTATTGCTGTTACATCAACTACGTTTTTGTATTCAAAATTTAAAACATACGCATCGTCTACGATAAGAAAATATCTTGGATGTTTTTCTTTTGGCAGCATAGACGTATGTATCTCACATTTGGAGTCCATAAACCGACGTGTTAATTTAATAGTATACAGCATTCCAAGGGCAATTGCAAGTTCGTCAAGGCGGGAATCCAAAACTAAATGCCACGGATCGGGCCATTCGGTTGGATTTTGGGGATTGAGATAAGCACTAACAAATGGAGCATTGCCCCAAAACTCAGCAACATCCTTTAGGGGATCGCTGCTGACTTCTACGTAATCTCTAAATTGCTTCCAGTATGTTAGTCTATCAGTGCCGTGCCGATCAAACACCGTAGGCTACATCAAAAGAGATGTTGCCAGTAACGCCGGCTGACGGATTCTTATAAGACAATAATATTGTTTCGATACCACTGTCGCTATCGTTGTCTTTAAGTTCTGCATTAAATTCAAAATTTGTCATTATTGCTCCTCCGTCTGATCCTGGTAATGGTGTGATGGTATTTGGTGAATATTGATATTCGTCTGTGATAGAAATCTGTGATAGATTGTCTCCAACAGTAATAGTCAATACACCAATTCTCGAAAATACATCTAATGATAAGAAGTAATTGATTTTGTAATATCTATTCAGTGCTGAGATCACTGCCAATGGGCGATAACTCACAGTATAATAGATTACAGAATAGTTTCTATCTACAAAGTTTGAACGATCAGCATTATACACTTCGACTACAGATGCAATGCTACTTGATGTAACAATACCTGCTGCCTGTTGACGATCGCTGGTACAATCGACTACCACGTTATTGATTTTTTCACCAAAGTATACGATAGCATCTGTTGGTGACGATGCAAGATTTGTTGACGTGCCACAGGTTGTAAACTTACATCTTTGTATTAGGGTGCCACGACCGTATGTAGATCTAAATGCTTGGTTGGCAATTTCTTCAAATTCACAGTCGTTGATCTGCCATTTGTTGTCTTGGTATCGACGTGTGATTAAATCTTCAGTAACTCCGACGATATAAATTGCTGTGTCGCTGATAAAGAAACGGCAGTTATCAAACTTAACTACTGTATCAAATGCCACCGTCTGAACGCACTTGATGTTAACGCTGTTGCCTTCAAACAAACATGATTTAAATTTAATGTTAGTAACTTTGATACCTTCGATATCGTTACTCCATACCACAGCCGATGGTTCAGTAGTTAATGAACTAACAGTATTGCCTAATGAGTATTCACCTTTAAACTTCACACTGTCGATAGTGCTGTTGCCCAAACCAGAGAGAACCAACTGTCCTGTTGTACGTTTGATTGTTAGATTAGAAATCGTAACATCGGTTGGTCTGTTGGTAGAAGTAAAGTCTGCAATTTCTTTGCCATCGCTGGTAATGAATCGAATGTTATGTGAACCGATGTTTAGAACAACACCAAGTTCAGTTTCGCCACGTAGTATTACACCACTGGGAACTCTAATGTCTGTAAGGAATAGGTATTCACCGTTTGGTACTAACAATACCTTTCTATAATTTTCGTTGACGTTGCGAAATAGTTGCGTGAACGCAGTTTCAAATGCTGTTACACAGTCAGTAGATCCATCACCAATGGCTCCAAAGTCTGCAACCGAAACATACTCGTCAAGTTTGTATTGTAATTCGCGAGGAACACTAAGACTAATAGAAGTGTCATTGTGTGCAAATTGATAGCTGCTGGCTAACTCAAGGATGTTATCATGTTCTGTTAAAATCTTGGTGTTGCCTACATAAGGCGCACCTTCTAACACGGAACCGTTACCTATGAATAATTCTTGTGAGTCTACAGCCCATGCAAATTCAGCCGAGCTTAATTGTGGAATTCCACTGTTGGAGTTCTTTTGTCCTCTACGGACTTGGATTTTGCTTATTTGGACAACGGCCACTTTAGTATCCTCTATGTTCTATAGAGTATTTATCTACTTAGGGCGTAGTATTCTTCTACCTTGTTAAGCCAAGCATCCTGCCATTTATTAAAGTCTGCCGGTTCTAATGTAAACTGTTGATATTGAAAGTCTCTTGAACACATGAAGATAACGCCCTTGCGGATGTCTGTGCCATAGACTTCATTATGTGCTAATATATAGGCCATTAGCTGTAGGTAGTAATCTTCTACCCATTCTGCCTTCTTAGGTTTATTAGTCTGCTTATGATCGCATACTGCTGGCTCGCCTTCGTGTACACCTATCAAGTCTGTGGTACCTGAATACAGTCCAGGAAAGTATAAGCTCTGTTCCATAGCCCATACTTCTGTCATTTTAGCAAGACCGTTTTCAATGATAACATCAGCCATCTTATTAGCCTGTATGTGTACAGGATTGTTACCAGGCTGACGCTGTTCGCCTACAAGGAAACGCTCAAGGTTGGCATGCATGGCTGTACCAACCCCTGCGGCTTCTGTAGTAATCTGTCGTGCTTTGTCTTCACCTACACGTTTCTTCCATTCGTTTAAGTGCGTCATGTCTTTGGTAGCACTGAGAATAGTAGTTACGCTGGGGAGGCTTTCACCGTCTGGAGTTTGGTAAACACGTTTCCGTGTCACGGGATCATTAATTTGAACGCAGTTCTTATATTGAAAACGTTCAATAAACGGTGGAGGTTGTAATATATCAGTCATAGCGTATATATTACACTCTTTTTAATTGTTTGTCAAATCTGAGGGGTTGTTTGTGCTTGTGCCAATTGTCCAGCGGCTGCTGTAGCGGCTGTTTGGTCTACTTGATCCTGACTGGTCTGTCCAGTTTTCTGTGGGCTTTGTTCCTGATCATCTGGTGCGCCAGGAACCTTTAATGTAATGCCGTCTGCGTTGAAATCTTTTACCAATGCCTGTAGCGCAGGAGTTGTATCAAACATTGATTTAAATGTTTCATAGTCAGCAGCAAATTCGAATCCGTTTGATTTGGCAATCTTACCAATGCCATTCCAATTTAGTGTAACTGGGGCTTTCTTTGATGCCGCACGTCCAATATAATTCCTAAGAATCATAATGAACTTGTCAATGCCTGCATCTTCTTGATCAGCGAATTCAAAAAATCTCATCGTATCTGTGCCAACTGTTTTTGCATATCTTGTAGAGCTTTCTGAGCCGCTACAATTTCTTCTTGTTTTTGTTTGATCTGATCCATTAGGTTTTTCTTTTGATCAGCCATTTGTTTAGCTGCCATTGCCTGTGCTTTGGCTGCTGCGTTTGGATCTTGTGCAGGAGCAGCGCCTGGGGCAGCCCCTGGTGCTGGAGCAACGCCCGGAGCTGCAGGAGCAGCACCAAGCATAGGAGCTTCTAATTCTGTAAGATTAATAAGCTCTGCTTCTGTTACAAAATTATGTAAACGCATTAACCTGCCAATACTTTTAACAAACGGTTTTCAAAGTTAATTGATTCACGCTTCTCACGGCCTGCATCATTCATACCACCTGCTGCTGGCTCAGCTGCTGCGAATTCGTCTTCTGGTGCTGCGCCAAGATCATCAAGGCCACCTTCTGGATTCATTGCATCTGGTTCTGCTGGACCTTCAAGGTCTCCGCCTTCTGCACCTGGTTCGCCACCGAGCATTTCTGCAGACTGTTCTTCGCCTGTTAGCGCACGAACACCTGTTGATAATGTTTCACGTGTCTGTTTTAGGTTTTCAAGAGCCTGTTGGATTGTTGGAGCAACTGCACTGATAAATGCTTTTGCTTTTTCTTGTCCCATCTCGTCACGGATCGAATCACCTAATGTAAGGAGTGTATCATTCTCCATACCTGAAAGTTCTTCAATCCAACGACCTACTCTGTCAACCATTGTTTTTGCTGTGACAATCGCAGACGCTTGCTGGATTTCACCTTCTCTTAGATTACTCATATCATCTCCTGTATTTTTTGATTCTGTTTCTATTGATTCTTTCATGTTATGTTCAATCCATTGCATAACGTCCCATAGATCGTTTACCAATTGATTTGGTCTAACTGGTTCACCTTGTCCAAGTTCGGCCATCTTAGATTGTTTTCTAAGATCTGCTAAAAGATTAACAGCGTCTTTGGCATTGTTAATATATGCTTCGGTTGTATTCATATCTTCGTTTTTATCTTTGTTGTGTTGCTTCCATGCTGTTGCATAGGCAATTGAACGTTCTTTATCTGTTAACTTACCATCGTCTGCATATCCTTTCTTGATATGCTTGACCATACGCTCGCCTTTGGCAGTAGGAGGTGCGCTTTCTGGAAAGTCACCGTAGTCTTCATCACTGCCATGACCTGCTGATGCTAATGCATAGCTGTCATCGGTATCGTCATAACCATTTGGATCTTCACGATCACCGTCGTACCCTGATCCATAGTCTGCAAACTCGTCTTGAATACGATCCATTAGCATTTGTTCAATACGTTCGAAATCGTCTTTTGGATGTAGGCCAGTTTCAGCTGTAATATCGTCAATCTGATCATGTAGATATTTGCCAATAGGACCATCATCGCTTAATAAATCATATAGCTTATCGTAATCTTCTTCGTTGGCAATTTTGCCTAATTCAGCAGCAAGTTCATCCATACCACCTTCTTCTACTGTTGCTTGATTTGGGTCAGCAACGAATTCCTGACGTTCTGCAATTTCGCTATTGATAGCATCTAACATCCATTGTGCTTGATGATATGCATCGTTTTCAAGGTTTTCATTGAAGCCTGATTCTGAGCGAACTTGACTAAGTTGTGTACGTAGTTTGTTGCGAGCATCTTCCAGCTTTGGCAGATCAAACGCTTCGAGGTTTAATTTTTTACCAAATGCTTTTTCCAAAGATTCGTTGATCTTATCAGCTGCTCTGTTGCTTTTAAAAAGGTCTGTTGTTCTCATAGTTTTAAGGGGTCCAGATTGTATCGTATATTTATTCAGAATGCAGCCAAAGTTTCTGTATGCTTCTTAGCAGTTAGGGTACGGTCTCGGCTTTCGCAATACCTCGCCCACAGCATATCTGCACGTTCATAGTCAAGATTATTAAGGGCTTTTTGATACTGAGCTCGTAATAACTGACTGTCAGTAAACCAACGTCCATATTCCTGATCAGCTTTATATATTTGATCTGCTAATGGGATAGAGCCGCGTCTGGCTAAGATATTAGCAACACGTATGGCTGCACAGTTTAAACTCATCTCTCGGTATACAAAGTTTCCATGTTGTTTAAGATGCTTTACATAGCCCTCGCTGACAATCAATACATCGCCCACAAGGATACCATCATCAACCTTAACGGGTAGAATTGGTGTTTTTTGTATTGCAGATCGTATGGTCTGCTCAAGACGTTTTGAAATATCAGTCATAAAAAAAGGACCTATGGCCCTTATTTAAGTGCGTATATTTTATAGCCCCAGGAACTTGAGTATGTGTGGAAATTGAACTGAGTTTAACCAACCTGTTCCTGCAGCGAATGCTAACCCAATCATAGCATACATAGTCCATTTGCTCTTAACTTTTTCTAATTCGTCTATGCGTGAACCCAATTTATTATGTGTTGCTACATCTTCTGCATGTAGACGATCTGCGTGTTCAAAAAACTTCTGACTGTTAACACGATATTCTTCTTGCATTTCGCAGAGTTTAGCATCCAGCCTGTCACCTGTGCGATCTAAACAGTCGTGCATTTCTTTGACGTCTGCTTTGAGGTCAATCAGTTTTTCGTTGACATTTTCAACTTTGGTTTCAAGTACGCTGACACGCTCAGGCAATTGTGCGAGTTGTGGTACTGCTTCGCTCACGCGAGGTTTTTTTGCTGTTGCTGTGGCCATTATGGCTATGTTCCTTGTATGTTAAGTCAAGTGCTCGCTCCGAGCCATGTGCCTAAGTTAGAAATGCCTAATGTGTTTGCCTTTGTAGTATGTATTTATATTCAGTCAGCGATTTCGAAAACATACGTGTTTATGTTGTCACCTCTGGTCTTGAATATTGCAGGATTCAAGTCTGCTGTATTATTTAGCTGGTCAATGATAGGAACACCATTTAGGTCGTCCAGCAATAGACCCACCGGATCACTATCATCTTTGTAGAATACACGTTCACGTTCAGTGGTAAATCTCCATACCCAGTGATTAGCCTTGCCTTTAAATGGATCAGGTAGTGTACCTGTGTTCATCTTTGGATCACTGCTCCAGTCGAGGTTTGAGCGCATGCCGATAGCCTGTACCAAACTGTTAAAGTTGGCCTGCTGTCCCTGTTTGAGTTTGTTGATCTCAGATCGGTTGGGATTTGATCTTGTGATATCAACTAAAGTTATGATTTCGTATCGTGCCATAATGTGCTACTATTTACACAAATAAAATCAAGCCAACAAAAAAGGACCCGAAGGTCCTTAGTTGCTTCCCATCCCTGAGAATTAAGATACTACGATGTTTGTACCATCAGTAGCTGCTGCGCCGCTGAAGTCATATCCGTTAACTGTACCTAAAGCAATGATACGAGCTTGGATTGAAGCTGCTGTAACAGCGTGACCGTCAACGATCAAATGGATAACACCACTTGTACTAACTGATTGGAACATCAAAGGTTGTACTTCACGGAAAACTGCTTCGATAGCACCACCAATACCACCTTGAGAAGCTAATGTAGCACCACAGTCAACTGTGATTGCTTTTAACTGTGCAACGCTGAATAGTGTACCGTGTGTATGACCTGCGTTTGTTGCGCCTGCAACTGGGTTTACTCTTGTTTGACTTGCCATGATATTTTCTCCTTAATCAATGATCCCGCTCCGGGACCGGCATAGTATTTATATTGGTAAGGAAAAATCAGCCTTTTTGGGCTTTAATCTGCTCGAAATGGAGTCCAGCGATCACGTGGAACCAGCTTAACGCTGTTTTTACCACTAACATAACCTTCACCACCAGGTTTACCAGCAGTATGCGCTGTGATGTCACCTTCTGCTTGATCAAGCTCTCGAATGATCTCGTCCTTGGCTTTCATGATTTCACGCACCAAATGGAACATGTTTTCAAGTACGCCAGTATTACTGTCATTTAGTGCTGCAATTTTCTGTTGCTTAGGTCCAGACACTTTGCTGGTGGTTAGCCAGGCCATAAATGTTTCAGTGTCAATTTTGTCTAATGCTTTGGCCTTACTCTGCTGATTAACAAATGTGTAAATGATGTTTTGGAAGTCTGCAAAACCAGCAGTAGGTGCTAACAGTTTATCAATTGAGGCTGCACTTTGATTGGCTAACTTTTCAATAACACCAATGTTGTCAGCGTTTACAGCAGGTTGATGGCTGACATAAGTCTGCCCAAATACCACGAGGTCAGCTGTTAGATTAAACTGCTTAACATCGCTGATATCCTGCCCATCTTTATCACCAAAGGCATCAAGCTGTTTATGTGCGGCTACCGCTATCTTAGCCTTGCCAATTCTACGACCAATATTACTCTGTGCTTTAACTTCGTAGGTAGTTTGATTAGGAGTAAATGCTATTTTACCATCTGCGCCCTGTTTAGGTTTGCCGGGGTGGAATAGGATATCTCCATAGACATATCCACGGAAGTCTTTAGGAGTTGCTGCTTCAAATGTAGGCCATAAGCTGGCCATGTCGTTGGCAAACTTTTCACGCCAATCTTCACCCTTGCCGCGACTCATGATAAACTGTTTGAGTTCTTCTGGGCTGTTACTGGCGCCTTCTTCTCTGCCCCAGTTGTTCTTACCTACCATGCGGAACTGACCATTAGGTTCACGTCCCCAATAGACTGTAGGATTACCGTCCCATTTAACAGCAACGTCTTTGGCGTTCTGTGCAAGACCTTTAAGAATAGCTACAGCACGTTGAGCACCTTTGGGTTCAGTGAACACAAGATCCTCAAGGTGGTTGAACTCACGTCCTACTTTCTTAGGAGCCGGTGCTTCTGCTTCAGTTAAAAATTCAAATGCTCGCATCAGCAATTCCAACGACGACGTGCTTTACAGATTGCCTTGTCTGGAGTTTTAGCGCAGCTGATGTTGTGCATCTTCATCTGCCCTCGGCTGCGTGAGCAATAGCTCTTTCTGCGTTTTGAAGCTTTGCCGCCTTTCTTTAATTTACTTGGTTTGGTAGTTACCGCAGTTTTTAACTTACTGCCTGGATTCTCACGACGGTAGGCATTGACAGCCTTTTGGCTCATACCGTCTGTCTTATCTTTCTTGTTGGCTTTTTGCCAATCTTCCATAACAGGTATTGTGGTTGCAAACACATACAACTCATCATCTGTTAAAGATTCTAAATCTTCCCAAACTTCTTCAACGTCGACTTGATTACGTTCAGCGAGATCGTTAATAATGCTTTCAATAAGATCAAACTCTTCAGATAACTCTTCGCTTTCGTTCTTTACACAATTGCGTACTCGGCCACCATCTTTACCTTTCTTAGTACCTGCGGCGTGATATCCGGACCAGCATTTAGTAAAACTATTGCTGTCTTTAGCACCTTTCTTGATCTCCATGACATTACTATGTGATTCACACATACCGCAGTCTGGACAGGTCATTTCCATTTCAACACTTTCGTTGTGTTTTTTCTTGCCGGCACAATGAGCCTTTTGACTAAAGCCTTTAGGATGTGAACAGTTAATACTGTTCTTATACTTTTGACTCCAACTTTCGTTTATAAATTCTTTTGCTCTCATTTTATCCTCGCCATCATTCTACGGAACCATTGTGGAGTTCCTGTTTGCGCACTTTCAAATGTAATTGCTTCTGGTAACTTGATTCCCTGCTTGCCTAATGTTTCTCTGGCAGCGGAGATCAATTCTTCGTAGTTAGGTAATTTTTCAATATAGTCGATGATACTGTTTACTGAACGGATGTCTTTAGTTGTAGCCGTCATTCCCAACAGCTTCTTGGCAATAACATTCCAATCATCGCCATGCTCTAAAGGTTCGTTGGTATCTGCGTGTAGCAGTCCAAACTTAGGGCTGTACTTTAATCCACGAGCACGAGCAATACTGCTGAGTACGATATGGCGGTGTTCGCCTTTGTACTCTTTGGTGCCACCGATCATTGAGCCCTGTTGAAACTTAGGGTTAGCTGAAAACATAAAGTCAGCTTGAACAAACCCTAACTTCTCATCTCCACCTATGGGGGTTTTTAAGTGTACGTTGTCGCCACTTAGTTTAACACTTTCTTTGCCAAACTGTTGAATCAGATTAGCAGCGAATTCTTTTTTATCTACTTCGTTGGCATCGACACTTAGGTCAAGATCGCCAGAACTGTTCAGCTCAAATGTGCCATCTGGATCTTCTTTACGTCCAGTAGTTCCTAACCACTTTATAGGCTTCTTATCATGCGGATCAAGTTCTTTGGTAAAGTCAAGCCCTGTGACCTTTTCAATCCAAGCAATAGTAGCTGGAACTTCACTGGTCCTGATGCGCTGTGTTAATGGCTGTTTGTCTGGGCCTTTAAAAACATTACCGCCCTCAAGTAATACATCATTCATTGTCTTTTGATTCCAATAATTTCTTGGCCTTACGAGCTTCTACAATTTTACGAACACCGCGAGTAAACTTAGCAGTGTCTTGCCCTTTGATAGCATTAATAAACCTACGCTCAAGCTCGTCCGCTTGATCAGCATCGTAATGCTTATGAATGCTTTCCAATAGGTTAATAGCAGAATTAATGATATTGGTAGCACGACTCTCGAACATTTCGTCCTTGTTGCGTACTTCTGCAATTTCATTTAATTCTTGTAATATTGATCTGGTCTTTAGTTTCATAGGCCTTTCCTGATGTAGTATTTAACCTCATTGTAATATTTGATATTATACACGGTTTTACATCAGTTGTAATCTCTTATTAATCATTCCTTGCTAAATACTCAGTAGAAACACTGAGTCTACACACACATATACAGGAAAACACAATGAAATACTTATCACAACGCATGTTGTCCATTATGGAACGTCTATCCGAAATGTTCCCTAACAGCAACTATCAAACTCGCTTAGATTTATATCTAAGTAACAAAGGCATTACCGATGCCGCACAACTCGAAAATTATATCAACGAGTTTAACTACTCTTACAAGGAGAATTATCTATGAAAGCTATTCTAAACAACATTTGGAGTTTTTTATGCGCTATGGGCCAAGCTAATTATGCTGCTCATTTAGCTCGTAACGGCAAATGGCGCGAAGCTCAAGATATTGCCAGAAAATAATATAAATATTTGACAATATATCGCATTGGAGAAGTTATGACGCAAACAGTTACCTATGATTTGACCTGGACTGGAGTTCAAACTGTAAATCTACCTGAAGGATTTTCAGTAATCACAGGCATGGTTAAAGACGGAGCACTACGTATTTGGGTTAAAGAAGATTCCTCAGCTACTCGAGTTTCAAAAGAATTTAAAATGTTTGAAACAAAAGATGAGGGATATACAGCCGGATACCATTATGTTTGCACAGTCATTTCTCCGGATGGCGGGCAGCCTAACATTTTCATGCAGAAATAACTTCGGTTAAATCTGTCAGAATAATTGTTGCTTTTTCTCTAAAAGAGATATATAATAATACTTAGACAGCAGGGTGTTGTCTAAGAAAACATACACACACAAAGGAAAAATTATGTTTAATCAAACCATCGATGCCATTCAAAGTGGCAAGAAAACAGTTGTCAATACATTCGTAACTGACAAAGAAATCCAATCAAAGTTAGTAACATTAATCGAAGCACAAACCAAGTTTTATCAAGGTTGGGTTGATACAACTCTAACATTGGCAGAAACATTGGTTTCTAATGCTAAGAACTCAGTTTACAAAGGAGCGAAATAATGTCATTCGAAACTCCAAAACTACCAGAAGTTAAATTTAATAAAAACGGCTACGAAATCCGTACAGACATTTTAGACATGGCCAAGGGCCTTGTAACTGAAGAATTCCATTCTAAGTTCCGTGGTTGGGAAATGTCAGTTCAGCGTGATGAGAAGACTGGACAAGTTCTTACTAAGGTTGACATGCCAGAGTTTCCAGGACTTGAAAAAGTTCTTGAAGCAGCTGAAAAAATGTACGCTTTTGTAAATACAGGTGCTAAGAAGTAATTATATACGATACTCCCAGAGATGGGATGAAGCATTATATATCGACGCATAGCGTCTTACTACCAAAGTAAAAAGGGCTCTTCGGAGCCCTTTTTCATTATCTAACTGTTGCTAACTTTAATTTTTGCAGTATTGAAATATAGAACCAGCCTATATCAAACTCATACCATTTTTGACTGAACTTGGCATTAGCGCCATCTGCGTGATGATTGTTGTGTAGTTCTTCTCCGCCGATCCAGATAGCCCAAGGGATCAAATTACGGCTGGTATCTTTAGTATCAGTGTTGCGATATCCCCACCAATGGCTAAGTCCGTTAATAACTCCTGCTGCCCAGAAAGGAATCCATAGCATTTGAATACCCCACACGAGCAGTCCCCACGGTCCAAAGAGCAATAGGTCTATGACCAACATTAGTAGAATACCTGAGCGACTGTGTGCGGAGTAAAGGTTGCGTTCGATCCAATCATCAGGACAGTCCTTGCTCAGTGAGTCGATCATAGCTGTGTCTTTGCTGGCCTCATGATATAGGAATGCTCCACCGAATAGCACACGCCAAATACCGTAGGTCTGTGGGCTATGCGGATCACCTTCTTGATCTGAACGCTGATGATGTTTACGATGTATAGCCACCCATTGACGAGTGACCATACCTGTTGTTAGCCAAAGCCAGGCTCGCATAAAATGATTGATCGCTGGGTGAAACTGTACTGCTCGATGTG